TTCATAAATAGCGAGAATCTGCGCGGACGCCGCCCCGTAACAGGCCGATATGCCGGAAAGGACCCGCAAATGACAATCAATATCATTCTCATTTGAACACACCGCATCGATACCCCAGACTGCCATCTAGACGTCTAAACACCCAATCGATTTCGAGCTTATTTAAACGGTCAGTTTTTTTCAAAGTAACGAAGTACTCACGGTCTCCATTCTGCCAAGCATGCTATAAATACAAAAAAGCCCCGCTTTTGCGAGGCTGTATTTAACCAACCGCCAGATGCTTATTCATCTTTCTTGATTACAACTTCCTGCGGTCTCATCTGCTGAATAGCACGGCAGATGCAGTATGGGATGACAGCCCAGGCAACGCCCATAGCTGCACCAGCTGCTTGCTGAGGTGCGCTGACAGCGCCAAACACAGCGACAATACCCTCGATAAAACCAACTACCCCACATACGATACAAATTGCCCAAAGGAATTTCATTAACCTAACTCCATTTAAAAATGAGTTATTAGGATAAATCTGCATGCCATTTAGTAAAGCATTATTGCAATTGAGCAATGGATGTCGCGAGTAACTTATATTTTATCCCCTACAGGGGCTATTTTTAGCTTATCCGCTTTAGAGGATATTCATTATCAAGCGCCCGGGAACAGGCGCTTTGCAATGGGTACCATCAGAATGTTGCGATGCGTAGGCAAAGGGTTTCCTATGCTTAAAGTCCAGAGGAGAGACTGTGTCAGAGCCTCAGGGATGAGGTTCTATTTATGGTTTTGTCGCTGAAGCCACAATAGCCCACCAGCCAACACCAGGAATTGTCCTGGTTGCGCACCCCTTCGCTTGTTAAATCATAGGCATAAATCATATTTAGTATTCCCTGCGAGGCTCCTACCTACACCAGGGAATCCCATGGAGCTGTATCATGACCCACATGAACACACTCAATAAAAAAGTCTGTTAATAGCATGTATTGCCCTCTCTCCAGGGGGCTTTTTTTTACCATTTAGCAAGGAAGGTCACGGCCTGTACTGTCTTTGTACTCAGCCGAAAATTTGGCTGAGTATTCCTTCCCAAGGACTTTGGGCGTTTTGGCAAGAATGTGCTTGTGTTGAATTTTGGTGAACCGCTTACAGGGAAACTTCAACCCCGCAGCCTCTGCTTTTGATTTCCGATCAGCATTAATGTAATCGACCATTTCAAGGCTGCTCATGGTCGGCACTTCAACAGAAGAAAGAACGATCAAAGATTTGTTCATAAGGTATTCCTTTAGAAAGATGAGCCTGTTCGCACAGAAAAGCCGCCCCGAGAGGTCCGCACCTATACGGCATTTCTCAGGCTCAGCTTTCTGAAAGACTCGGGTTGTCTATGCGCTGCGACGCGCAGTCTTGATAAATCGCCGTACCGATGACAGAAAATTCGCCAGCGGTAACAGGCATAAAAAAGCCCCGCGTTTTAGCGAGGCTCATTTAATGGACTTTGTACTTTGCAAAGTGCGGTTGGATTTTTTTTATTCAGGCACTGCTCTTGCACATACGCATGTAGACCGGTTAGTTGCTTTGTTACGATATCAGCCCTGCTTCTGCGGCCTGATCGAACGCGCGTACGATTTTTTGAGCCATACTGCTAATAGACGCATTTTTCTTTTTGTTCATCTAACAGAGGAGGAATGTATGCAGTTAGTTAGTGAGAAGGGTGTCGTGTCTTCCCGGGATTTAGATTTTCTTGCCTCTAGCTTTGCCCGGATGCACTTGCAAGGCCGACATCTCTGCACGGATGCATTAACCGGCAACATGGACGAAGACTGCCGGCTGTGGTTCCTTAAGCGTTATGACTTTTACGTTGAGCAGTTAAAAGATAAGGAGCTGCAGTAGTAAGCACAGGCCGGGTGGTGGTAGCTGCCCGGCATTCACTTTAAAGTAACGCGTTATACCAGGCCTGCCAGCGATACGTGTTGAGCCGCAGCTGGCGCAGGCATTGGGCGGTTTCAACGTCAGCCTGCAGATCTTCATCGCTGTTGGCGCCAGCATCACTTCCCTTGCACGGGTCCTGCATCAAATCCGCTGATGGAGTTGGCAGCATCGATAGCCTGTTGCCGCAACCGGACAGACTCATCATCAAAATCACAAACGGTACGATTTGGATCTTGGACATATTTCACCACGTCTCGTGTTATAGTTCGGTAGATAATCCGGCCTTCGTCGCTGGCCTGCGCGGCCTTTTGCTCCACAGGCTGGATAGCCTTTTCTGCCTTACCGCGCTTATCGGCGGCCAGCACGTTGATGTGGTCGGCGTGGGCGTACCAGCCATTCCGGTAACGTAGCTCGCCATAGCCGCCAGCCAACAGTACGGCCACGAGAGCGATCAGCAGAATCGTTCGAAGGCTAAAGATCATGTTTACTCTCCGCCAGGCACATGGACCGCTCCATCTCTCGTCGGTTCTGTAGGCCTTTCCACTTCATACCACCAGCGTAAACCCAGCGGCGCATCTCTTCGCACGCGCCGTCGTGATCGCCTTTGTTCAGCTTGCGCAGCAGCGTAGACTTTGAGAACGCGTCAGAACCAACGTTAAAGACAAAGCTGTATAGTGCGGCGCGCTGATATTCGCCCAGCGGCACCTTCACCAGATTGTCTACCGTACGTTTGGCTGGCTGAAGGTCATTCCATAGCAGCTGGTCACATTCGCGATCGGTATACTTCTCCCTTCTCACGATATCCCGGCCCGTATGGCCGTCGCAGACAGTCCATACCCCGGCTACGTCTTTATAAGCTTCGTACTTCCGTCCTTCTACACCATCCTGCCCGCCGAGAAACAGGGAGGCGATCAGCATTGCACCACCACCAGCACCGGCGATGAGTTTGTTACGAAGACTACTGGTCATTGGCATTTAATCATCTCCGACTTTGACAGCAGGTCCGTACTTCTCCAGCGCCTTTACCTGCGCGTTTGCAACTTTACGTTTGAAGTACCAGTTAATGAGTCCTGTAATGATTATCCCGGCAATACCAGCCAGCACGCCTATGGCGCTCCATTCGTCAGGACTCAGTTTTGTGAGCACGCCGTTCAGGATTGTTCCTCCTGAGGTGCCGAGGGCGACTCCGGTGACAAGTTTGCTCATACGGGACATATCTCTCACCTCGCTGGGATGCGGGTGTTATGTGGGTAGGGCTCAGGCTCTCCGGATGAATTAATGACAAGACCTTTGATGAGGATTCCGGAAGCCTGAGATAAAAAAAGGCCCGCTTATTCAGCAGGCCAAACTGAGTTTTTAATCTAAGTAGGTAGGCATGATACCAGGCCATCATCTGTATAACAGCCGTGTCGAGCAGCGTCATTTACCGGTCAGGATGTCCGGTTGATGGTTATGGCCTGGTTCACGATTTAATGATAGCACTACTAACGAAGCGCATATAAAAAAGCCTGCTTTTACAAGCAGGCAAAATTTAAAATCAGGTATGGATACTAAGATAAGTGCCGGGTGCCTCCCGGTGACTCGTTACCAGTTATACGAGCCGCAAGCATATTTACAACGTCAACTGGATTGCCCCACCGCATAGGGGGATTCACCACTTATCAGTCTATACCATATATTGAAGCGCACCGGCATCTATTTCAAATATGTGGCGGCGTTAACGGTCCTGCTAAAATTTCAGCCTCTCCGTCATCGCAGATATCATCGCCCTGTGTGAGGTGCCAGATACCTGTGATAATTCTGCCTGTTTCAAGGTCTTCGGTTTCGCCGTCAGTGTAATAAGCCACCTGCGCCTTGCCACTGTAATGTATCCAGTAAAATCCTTCTTCCATAATCATTGTCCTCAGCAAGCTCTGACAGAACTCATCAAGATGACATTATCTGATATGTAAACCGGAATCCAGGCTTGCTGTGCGCCACATAACCTACATCAGGGTCGGACAAAGAAGTGCATGAGTGGGTGTGATGCCGGGTGCCTCCCGGTGACCCTGCGCCAGACCACAGAACCGCGTTCTACTCACCTGCCAGTCTAGTCGCCCCGCCGCATAGGGGGATTCATCACAGGCACAGCCTAGTCTTCTTTCTGCCATAAAGCTATTTATATCTGTATATTTATTCAGTATGAACAAAAAGACCAACGCTGCTCTGCTGACATAGGTTATGTAAAACAAAAAGGCCGCCAATCGGCAGCCTTAAAATCTGTGGTAATGGAACTGTAGTGCCGGGTGCCTCTCGGTGACTCTATGCTAGACCACAGAATCGCGTCATTCACCTCCCAGTCTAGTCGCCCCACCGCTTAGGGGGATTCACCACAGGCGCAGCCTAATCGCTTTCCTGCGATAAAGCTAACTTTATCTGTTTATTTATTCGGTATGAACGAAAAAGACCGGCGATACTATGAAGACCAGAATCATGTAAAACAAAAAGGCCGCCAATCGGTAGCCCTGGGAAGAGATGATACTGAGGTTGTGGTGCCGGGTGCCTCCCGGTGACCCTGTGCTAGACCACAGAACCGCGTTTACAAACCCGACTCGTTTTGCCTAGCCGCCCCACCGCTGAGGGGGATTCACCACCGGGGCACTCTACGTGGCTTGCATCTTAAAAGATACATATCATTTACTATTTATTAATAATAAAAAACCCCCGCCGGAGCGAGGTTTCGTAATTTGTTTGATAAAGGCTTTTCGTCGCTGCCATCGTGGCGCAGCTCTGCCAAGCATGAATGAATTATTCATTTTTCTGGACCGTTTTCAACATAAATTGAAATATATTTTAATTGGCCTCTCAGTTTTGCTGAGTTTTCATCTGCCGGCGCACAGTCAAAAAGACCTTTGCCTGGAAAATTTCTAGGCACCAGCGCACGCGCTTACGCGCTTCGCCGTCAGTTAGCCAGGGAGCCACGTGCTGCAGTTCCCGGGTGATGTCGGAGATCTTCTTCCGGGTGGTATAGAACTGCAGGCCAACCAGATACACCGGGTCGTGCAGGTCGAAAGTGTTCAGCATGATCTGCTCGATAAAGTCAGCATCATCGCGGCGCTCGCTCTCTTCGATTAACGCTGACAGGGTCACCGGCCACAGAATGGCCCGGGCACGCAACGCCGCCTGCACGCCACGGAAACCCTCTTCCCTCGCCTGCCCCAGCGCCTCTGTGATGCGCGAAAGCTGACTGTCCGACCACTCAGATTGCTTAACCTCAGACCAGAACTGGCTGCAATTCTCCAGGCGGTATTGCGCGCGGGTTTTACCGCCGACGCATTCGCCCCAGACTGTCAGCAAGGATTTGATCCACGCTGACTGAACACCCGTTAATGGCGTGAACTTGCCCAGCCAGCTTTTGCGCGGTGCAGATGCTGCTTTACCCAGACCTTCGATATGAATGCGGCGTTGACGTGGTGTCATCCTGTACTGCTCCTTAAGCCAGAACGCCGAGCGCAAAGGCCCGGTCCAGCACTCTGATTATCATTTCCGGTTGAGTACCGTGCTTACGCTCGAATTTCACCGGATCGTTATGTAGTTCGGTATGGTGCTGACGGCACAGGGGGATCACGAGACTGTCGTGCGCCTTCGTTCCCATGCCTCCCTGGCCCCAGCCGATGAGATGGTGTGGATCATCTGACGGCCTGCTGCAGCACTCGCAGGGCTGCGTCTTAACCCATGCCAGATATTTGGGCTTATCCCAGCGGGTCCGCTTTGGCCGCTTCATCAGGGTCTGCGGGGATTCGGGATCCACCAGCACGCCCACCACTGGCTTAACGGCTGAAGCTGGTGGTGCGCCTGCAGGTCCTGCAGGTAATGAGCGGGCCTTCTCGGCGATGATGCTGGTGGCCGGTACCGCCGGTACGATCTCGCTCTCGCGGTAAGTCTCTTTCGCAGCAGGCAGGCGTAAAGCTTCGCGGGCAACTGATTCTGGTAACGCCTCGATAACGCCTGCACGCACAGCCCACCAGCACAGTTCAGCCAGAGAAATCTCGCGGCTTTTGTCGAGCGCCAGCGCGTTGCGGGCAATGTCCAGCACCCAGTTGATAACGTTCTGCCGCGCCAGCTCCGCCAGGCGTTCGGTGTACTGCTCGCGCAGCCGGTTGTCGCAGTGGCCGCAAAGAAGAATCGCGCCGGGTTCATGCCGCATGGTGGTCAGTTCGTGATAGTGGTAGTCGCTGTGCTGGTACTGACAGGCGCCGCCGCCATGGCGCAGCAACCAGTATTCCAGGCCATTCAGCCCGCCAGCAGCGGTGATCACCTTTCCATTGAGGAAGAACGGACGCAGCGTCGGATTCGACGCCAGCGGCTGGCGTAAATCTGGTACCCGCCCGGTCTCGAAGCCGATCATGCTGTCTGGCTGGGTCTCCACCAGCACGCGCCCGGACATGAATATAGGCATCAACTCGCTGCCGGGCTTTAACAGCACGACGCCAAACTCCCGGGCGAGCACCGGCTTAAGCAAAGCGCGCATCATGCGATCTCCCCGATGATGATCTGCCCTACTTCCCCCCAGCGCTTAGTCACGCGAGAATCCCAGATATGGGCGTCATCCGCATAGATGGCGTCCATCAGGGCTTTTTCCAGATTGTCTTTGTCAGGCTTCTGCTGGTGGGGTTTCCCCGCCATCTCCTGGCGCTTCTTCTTGCTCCAGCCCGGAGGCATCGGAAGGATAAACGTAATGTGTGCTCCTGCTTCCGGCAGCTCGACGCCCAGCAGCCGAACGTGATCGCAGAACGCGCGGTACCGGAGAACCTCCGGCCGCTTTTTCCACTTATCAGCGCGCGTCATCCTGGGTTTGCCAATCGGCGTGATGTTGTAGGTCTTCACGATTCCCTCCAGAGCTTTTGCTGGAAGGTTTTATCCTGTCGTGGGGTTCTGTTTGCCTCAGGCAGATAAGCGGTGAGCGTCCAGTGGATGAGATCGAAATCAAGGCTGCGCACGGTGCGCACGTCATTGGCGCGATAGCGGTCCTCGAGCTCGTCCACTTCTTTCGTGGTGAGTTGCGTGTGAATGAAGCTTGTTTTCTTCATGCCGTCACCTGGCAGTGCGCAGGCAAAAAGAAATCGCTGACTCCGAAAGGAACCAGTTTAGGTGTTTTTTTGGTAGGTTTTTGCGCCATGGTATCTCTCCAGTGGCGCAGCAGGTATAGGTTGTTCAGGCCTATGACGGGAGTTTAACAGAATTAAGCGAAACGCGATAACCTGCCCGCTCCAGCATCTGCGTAAAGAGAGTTGGCGAACCTACAATCTCATCGTCCAGAAGCGGCGTAAACGACACCATATCACCTCGCCTGTACATCAGCGCACGGTCACATTCAGGAAATGAGTGCAGTCGTGCAACGATAACCCCATCGTGACATCTGATGACTGCATAACCCTTTTTTGGAAATTCTTCTTTTTGTTT